GCGCAGTGTTCTACATGTCCCAGCTTTCTGCAGAGGCAGAGGGTAGGACAACACTTAATCAGTCCATGATGGAAGGTTCCCGCACAGGCAAGGCAGCAGAAGCTGACCTGATGATCCTGATTGGTAAGTCACCATCCGTCGAAGGGCAAGAAGAAGATAGCCCACTGCGTCATGTGAACATCGTGAAGAACAAGCTGAATGGTTGGCATGGCATGGTGAATTGTGAATTGAACTACTTAACAGCGAGGTACGAAGGATGATAGAAGTACAGATAACTAACGACATGCTCATCAAAGCACGTGAGAAAGCAGTGGAGATGGGTAAGCTACACAATTCTATCCTGCGCGGTAAGGGTAATATGTCTGGCTTTATTGGCGAACAGATTGCTCTTCAGGTTCTAGACGGAACGTGGGAGAATACATATGACTATGACATGAAGGTAGGTGATACGCGCATTGATGTGAAGACAAAGCAGACATCAGTTAAGCCTCTGCCGCACTACGAGTGTAGCATTGCTGCATTCAATACCAAACAGGACTGTGATGGCTACGCATTTGTGCGTGTACTGAATGACTTTTCGGTAGGCTGGTTCCTTGGGGTATTGACAAAGCAGGACTACTTTGATAAAGCTACCTTCTTGAAGAAGGGGGATGTCGATCCCTCCAACAACTACACAGTCAAGGCTGACTGTTACAACGTCCGAATAGATGCACTTGGAGATACACTATGAAACTAACTCTCGACGTAGAGAATACTATTACTGAACGTGATGGTAAGACGCACATGGACCCATTTGAGCCAAACAATACGTTGGTGATGGTGGGTATCCTCACTGACCAAGGGCAATGTCTGACGTTCCCGTTTGACCACGTTGACCACCCTAATCAGGATGACCACTACGAGCGGGTGCAGATGCTTCTTGACGAGGCAACTGTACTCATCATGCACAATGCAGCACATGATTTGCTGTGGCTGTGGGAATCTGGCTTCAAGTATGATGGCCCTGTGTATGACACGATGCTGGCAGAGTATGTCCTGCAGCGTGGTATCAAGACGCCGCTTTCGTTGGAAGCGTGTGCTGAACGCTACGATCTTGATACCAAGAAGCAAGACACTCTGAAAGAGTATTTCAAGAAGGGTTTCAGTACACGTGACATCCCCTACAATGAGCTTGCAGAGTACTGCGTAGCGGACATCGAAGCTACACAACAGCTTGCCGAAAAGCAAATGCTACGTCTCAATAGTAAAGATGATGCTGGTTTGATGGGAACAGTTGACTTGACTAATCAGGTAGCTGTGTGTCTTGCGCGTATCTACCAGCGAGGGTTTACGGTTGATATGCAAGCTCTCGACAGCGTGCGTCAGGAGTATGAGCAAGAACGTGATGAACTACAGCACGATCTGCAAGCACATGTCCGCAAGCTAATGGGAGACACACCTATCAACCTGAACAGCCCAGAGCAACTGTCGTGGGTTGTCTACAGCCGCAAGGTTACAGACAAGCAGCATTGGGGCAACAGCATTGAACCATACATGAACGACGCTGACTTCCGCAGCCTTATGGCTGGGGGTACAGAGCGTCTATACAAGACGAAGGCAACACAGTGCCGTGAATGCAACGGTACTGGACAGGTAAGGAAGGTGAGAAAAGATGGTACACTCTATGTTAAATCAAATAAGTGCGGATCATGTGGTGGCAATGGTTATCTTCTTACTAATCTGGGGAGCGTTGGAGGTCTTAGATTTAAGCCCCCGTCTGCTAAGTGGGCTAGTGCGAATGGTTTCAGCACGAGCAAGCAGAACCTCGAAGTCCTTGAGAAAGCAGCACGTGTCAAGGGAATGACTGACGCCGTAGACTTTCTGTCAAAGGTTCGACGCTTGTCTGCTATTGATACATATCTGTCATCTTTTGTTGACGGCATACGTACATACACCAAGCAAGACGGTAAGCTGCACGTAAGGCTGAACCAGCACATTGCTGCCACGGGCAGACTGTCTAGCACTAACCCGAACATGCAGAACATGCCGCGTGGCATGACTTTCCCTGTCAAGAAGGTATTTATATCTCGCTTTGAGGGTGGCAGGATTATGGAAGCTGACTTCGCGCAACTAGAGTTTCGCGCAGCGGCATTCCTTTCACAAGATGGAGTTGCAATTGAAGAAGTATCTACTGGGTTTGATGTACACTCATATACCGCTAAAGTTATTACCGACGCTGGTCAACCTACGGATAGGCAGACTGCAAAGGCTCACACGTTTGCACCGCTTTATGGCGCAACAGGCTTTGGGAGAACGGCAGCGGAAGCAGAGTATTACACGCACTTCACAGAGAAGTACGAGGGGATCGGGCATTGGCATTCCAGATTGGCTAAAGAGGCTATAGCTACTGGCAAGATTACCACACCATCTGGCCGCGAGTTCTCTTTTCCAGATGTAGTGCGCAAACCAAATGGTAGAGTGTCGCACTTTACACAGATAAAGAATTACCCTGTTCAGTCATTTGCCACAGGGGATATAGTGCCGATTGCACTATTATTCATTGACAATCAACTGGCTTATGCCAAGTCTTGTATTGTCAATACAGTACACGATAGCATTGTTATCGACGTACATCCACACGAGGAGCGGCTTGTAATGCAGGCCATCCACAAGACTAACGAAGAACTACCGGCCCTGATTGCAGGTAGATGGGGTATAAACTTTAATGTGCCACTTCTATTAGAAGCAAAAATAGGACCAAATTGGCTTGACACTAAAGATGTGTCGTGATATAACTATGGCTTTCTAACTCAAAGGAGGAGTATAAACACATGGAACTAACAACCATTGACACTAACAACTACGCAGCTATGGCGAAAGCTATGGGCATTGCAAACGAGACAGCGGGTGAGAGAAAGCAAGCTAGCACTCTCGCTCGTCTGCGCATCAATCACTCACCTGTCATGGGTGAGGCAGAAGTAAAAGGCAAGACCGTCAATATGGAGGTAATCAGTGGCGGCACGTACAAGTTAGAAGTACCCGACGGTCCTACGTACTACGCAGAGTCGGTGAAGATTCGCCCGTATCTGCAACGCTTTATGTACAAGCGTTTTGTTCGTGGTATGGGTGACAGCCCTAACCGTTATGTGAAGACTGTTATGGCAGATAACCTGAACATTGACCTCAAGGACAACGACGGCGGGTTCAATTGTGGTAAACCTGCTGGCTATATCCAAGACTTCAAGTCCCTGCCTGAGAAGACGCAGGAACTTATCAAGCAGATTAAGCGTGTTCGCGTTGTGCTTGGTACAGTCGAACTGGTCAATGCCACAGATGCATCAGGCAATCCCGTGGAGGTAGACGAGACTGCCTTTATCTGGGAAGTCGATAACCGTGACGCCTTCAAGAACTTAGGCGGTGCGTTTACCCAGCTTGCCAAGATGAAGCGGCTGCCTGTGCAGCATCTGATTACTGCGAATACAGAGGAACGTAAGATTCCTACTGGTGCAGTGTTCTATCTTCCAGTTGTGTCGTTGGATGTGACCAAGACCCTTGAACTGACAGATAAAGAACAAGGCATGTTCGCAGATTTCATGCAGTGGGTACAGAACTACAACGAGTATATCATCAATGCATATGCAGAGAAGGCAACGCAGCATGATGACGAAGACGACGAGGCCATTGTAGACGGCATCGTTGACATCGAAGTAGAAGAGGTAGCGTAATGAACCACCCTGCTGAACTGGCGTTGCACCAGTACATGGAGAATGCTGCTAAAGGTAAGTCCACCATGTCTTTGGAGACTATCCGGCAAGTAGGTCTTGATGTAGCTGCTGCACTTGGACGCCAGTTTGGTGGGGGCAATAAGCGTGACGAGTTTGGCTTACGTATGTCAAACGTAGGTAGGCCAACTTGTCAGCTTTGGTTTGAGAAGAACGAACCAGAGAAGGCATTGCCCCTACCAACCACATTCGTGATGAACATGATGATTGGAGATATCGTTGAAGCTGTCTTCAAGGGACTACTGAAAGAAGCAGGAGTACAGTATGAAGATGATGCAAAAGTTACTCTCGATCTTGGTGACAATACATCCGTCTCTGGCACATATGATATTGTCATTGATGGTGCTGTTGACGATATCAAGTCAGCATCTAATTGGTCGTACACTAACAAGTTTGAATCCTTCGACACTCTTAGACAGAGTGATGCTTTCGGGTATGTAGCACAGCTTGCTGGCTACGCAAAGGCGTCAGACAAACGTGCCGGTGGATGGTGGGTAGTGAACAAGGCTAACGGCGAGTTTAAATATGTACCAGCCACAGGTCTTGACATTACACAGGAAGTGAATAATATAAAGCAGACAGCAGCAACCATGCAGGAGAACAGGTTTGAGCGTTGCTTCGATGCCGTACCGGAGAAGTTTCGGGGCAAAGAGACAGGTAACACGGTTCTCACTACAGAGTGTGGATTTTGCCGCTTTCGATTTGCCTGTTGGCCGGGGCTTGAAGAACGCCCTGCTGTTATGTCACAGGCAAAGCAACCAAAGACGGTTGCGTATGTATCACTAGCAGAGGAGTACAAGAATGGATGATGTATACGATATCGAAACTCTCGCAGAAGAGATCAAAGCTACTGAACGCAAACTTAGCGACTTGCGTCAGGAATATCGTGAACGAAAGACTGCTGGCCTTCGTGCGGCTCTTGAAGCACGCAAGGAAGCGGACGCGCTTATCCGCGAAGAGATGAAAGGACTTGGGTATCAGTCTCCGTTTATCTCATGGCGTAATGTAGGTAGCCTTGCCTAATCACGCATCATTTCGTGCAGCACGAAAGTATGGATATAGGAGTGGGCTTGAACACAAGCTGTCTGTATACCTAGATGAACTGGCTGTCTCGTATCTTTACGAGAAGGTCAAGATCGAATGGGAAGACCTTGCGTACCGCACCTATACTCCAGACTTCGTGCTGGACAATGGCATCATCATTGAGACAAAGGGTATGTTTACTGCGGCAGACAGACGCAAGCATCTTGCAATCAAGAAGCAGCATCCCAAGTTGGACATACGCTTTGTCTTTGAGAACAGCAGACGTAAGCTGCGCAAAGGGGCCAAGTCTACTTACGCAGAGTGGTGTATCAAGTATGGGTTCAAGTAC